GACCGTTAGCATCTGCTACTCTTGCTTGGTTAACTACTCCTTGAGCCTCGTAATAGTCAGTAAAGGTAATGTCGGACCTCTTCATTATGTCTGGGAATACTCCCCAAGCACGATAGTATGAGGTTGCGTCTGATGCGTTTGGTGTTAGTGTTATTATTTTCATCTGTTTCTTTTTGCTGTTTCTCTTCCTGTTTTAATTGCGTGGCACTCTTTACATAGGGTTTGTAGGTTATCCATATCCAATGGTGCTCCACCTTCGCTAATTGGTTTGATGTGGTCAATTGTGTGGAAAGGAGTAAGTAACCCTAACTTCTCGCAATTCTCACAAAGGGGGTTAAGTCTTCTCTTTAAATTCCTTAGCTTAATCCACGCACTACTTGAATAGAAATTTCCCACTCCTTTAGAGTATTGAGTTGCAGGTCTATCTTGCTTTTTTGTAGGAGGTTTTAAAGGCATAGTTCTGTCCAATTCTTACCCCACTTCTTTACTATCAATTCGTTATCGGATGCGTTTGCCTGCTCCCATTTATTTTCCTTTTGGACCGTATAGCTACCAATGTGGTTTACTTCTTGTATGTCATCAATTGCCATAATTAATCCTGCTAACCTTGCACGATAGCACAAATCCACGTCTGCAAAATAGCCCTTAAATTGTAGGTCAAAGCCTCCTAACTTCTTATACATATCTACATTGATAATCGGGCAAGTCATATCAATCCAATTGACTTCTCTTGTTAAATATGTCTTACGTTTGTGGAAAAGTGAATGCGGGCTATTAAACGGAGGAGTTATCATAAATAAATCTTCCTTTAACATTGTATCTACTAAATCTAAATACATTGCTTTAGATACTCCTTCCACATCCGAGTTCAGCATCCAAACATACTCAGCATCAATAGACCTTAAGAATCTATCCCAATTACCTACCCAATAGCGGTTATCATCATATCTCAAATTAGCGTTAGGAATTGGGATGGTGCTACCTGCATCAATTATAAATATGTCGGGTATTTGCGCTCTTAGCTTTTCAACAAGCTCTGGAGTATTGTAGATTAAAGTTGCTATCATACTAATAAATCCTTTCTAACAAATGCCGCATCGCCCCATCCTTTGCCAAGTTCGGGCGCAAATTCTACTAATTTGTAGTTTTCTAAATAATTCTCTATTTCATTTAGTTTGCCGCAGTTTTGATATAAGTCTTGAATATATGCCTCAGTAATTATTACCTCAAAATGGTGCTGAAACATTCCTAAGCCTTTCAAGGCGTCAAGTTCAGCACCCTGAATATCTAAAACTAAGTAGTTAAATTTAGCAAAGTCAAATAGCCTCAATAACCTATGCAAAGGATATGTTTTAACGATATCAATTCTTTCAAATTCAATATTTGGGTAAATTTCAGTGTGTTTGGTTGGCCTCTTTATACTGCTACTTTCTGAATTATTATTGGCCCCAAATACTTGTTGCATTAATTCCTCTCGGTCAACATAAGCACACAAAATATTCTCATTTGTAGCCTCTCGAGTTTGGTTTGCTAACCATTCATTGCCCTCAATCCAAAGCCTATTTTCAATGCCATGTTCTAAGTAAAGTGGCAATTCTTGACAAGTATTAGCACCAACGTGAATAACTCCTTTTGGCTTGACTAATTTTGTTAAGTTGGTAAAGTTTATGTTCATTATGCTATTGTTATTATTTGGCCGTTATAAAGAGTTGAGTGAGGCTTAAGTGCGTTATACCATACGTTTACATCATTTACAAAAATAAAGTCATTTGGATAGCGCTTGTATAGTTCGGCTATAAATTGTCCGTCGTTCTCATAGTCGGCACTCCAAACCATATCCTTAAGGAATGAGCCGTGAACAAACAATTGAGCTATATCGCATCTTGCAGGCAGACAATTTATTGGCATTGCATTTAGTCTTTTAATGCCTTGTGAATGCCAAATTTGCCCAAACATTATTATCTTAGGCTTAGTAGTATCAATAAACCTCAATTTATTCATTACATCTATGCTTATAAGATTATCGCAGTCTAAATAATGGCAATAAACATTCTGTCCTGCAAATAAATCTGTATATTTTTGCCTTACGTTTCTTCCACTTGGGGCTTCGCCTTGTTCAAATATTGTTTCTATATAAATAGAGTTCTGAGAACCTGTTAGCATTCTTATTGATTCATTCCAATTTTGAATTATTGGTTGAAACTCCCAAATGTGTGTGGGTACAATTATTTTTAATTCCATAGCTTAAAATTGACTTGTTTCTCCTTCTTTTAACTCTCCTAAATGTTCAGCGATTAAATCTAATCTACCCCACCAATTTACGCCTAATATAGTTCTTGCATCATCTGCGAAGATTGGGTCTTCGCTGCAAATAGTTTGACCATTAACAGGTAAGCCCCACCTAAATCTTAGTCTAAAAAATACATCTTTGTGAATAGCCATAAAGCCGCAGGTAAAATAGTCAGCCCTTTGCCATCCATTTACAATTTCGTGAGGGTAAAACATATAAGTCGCACCAGAATGAACGCCCCGACCTTTTACAATTCCCGATTTTAGTTTGTATAGATTATTGTCAAATAGTTTAGTCTTAGTGTCGGAAGGAATAACTACATCGCTATCTACAAATAGAATATAGTCAAATCCACCTTGTTGGGCAAAATCTAAGCACATATTACGAGCTATGCAGATAGGAGTTAATCTGGCACTTTGGTCTTGGTCAAATTGCCGCTCATTCTTTCCTGCTCCGTTAAATATCCATTCTTGGGTATAATCTACATCTAAATCACTTGGAATATTACCTTCGTAGTTTAGGAGTATTTTATTAAAACCTGCCGCTCTAATCGCCTCTAAACACTTTTTAAGCGAATAGGCTTTAAAATCTGTGCAAATTACCGCTGCTAATATCTTCATACTTAATAGATAAATGTTCCTCCAAATGTACCATCGACTGCAAAAAGTATGCTTAGTTTCTTCATATTGTTTAAATGCTTTAAAATACCTTATAGGGTACAATTATAGTTAATAAGCGACATATCATACCACTTAGGGTATAAAGTAAACTATTCTTCAATCTTAGCCGCTTTAATCAAAACCTCCTCCAGAATCTTCTTTACTGATTTATCTTGCTCAATAGCTTTTAGTTGGTAAAACTTGACTACTTCAGTTGGTAGGTCGAGTGCTTTTCTTTTTGTGTTTGTCATAATGCAACAAAATTATAATAATATTCTTGATAAAAAAATATATTTATTCTGATTTTGAAACATAAGCCTCAAACCCAAGTTTTTTCAATTCTTCAATTCTAAATGCTTGCAATGGCTTCAGCGTGTCTAATTTTTCTTTACATTCAATAAAAACCGCTTTACCATCCTTAAGACAAAGTAAGTCTGGGATGCCATTCTTATTAGTTTTTATAAGGTTAATAACATAATAACCTTTAGCCTCCATTAGCTTAATAGTTCTGGATTGGTGCTTGCTTGCCATTTTTTAAATGTTTGTAAAACGAAATCTTTTTTATTTGAAACTGCTTTATAAATCTGAGATTCAATGCCGCCTTTAGCAAATATCCAATAAACATCACTTAATCTTCTATTGATGGTTGTCATTCTATCTCTTGACTGCCAATAGCTTACTGCGCTAAAGTCTATATTATAATACACAATAGCTTCCGCAGCACTAAGATTAATCCCTTCTCTGCCAGAAACAATCTGGAGTGCAATGTTTTTATCGGTAGTGTTAAACTCTTCAATGTTATCAGTAACATCGTTATGCTTTTTAATTGCTTCAAGTTCTGCTATAAATTTATAGAATATAGCTATCTTTTTACCTCTAAATTTCTCTGCTATTGCCTTACTTTTAGTAAAATCAAATGCTTTTCTGCTTCCATCCTCGAACTTGATTGTGCCACTATAAAGTTGATGAACCTTTTGCATCTCCTTTACTGCGGTATCCGCCAAAACTACTCCAGACTTACCCTCAATAACTTTATCTTTTCTAAGTAGTTTAATAGCATTCTTAGTAGTTTGCTCAATATCCACATAAATAAAATGTTCTTTAATCTCACTAACAAATCCTGCCTCCGCTTGAGTGTAAGACAGGATGTATGGTTCAATAATATCTTTAATGTTTGAGTAATTTACATCACTATAATCTTGACAAGTTCCGTAAGATGTGTATTTTAATTTAGGTTTACCGTACTGCCTATGCCATTGGTAAAAGTTAGGTGTAAATGGAGAGTATACACTAACCCACATTTGAAAAAATATTTGTGAATTACTTTCTGGTAATAGCGTTCCTGTCATCAATATTACCCTACAACCGTTCTTACATATCCTCTTTGCCTCTTTTGCTCTATTTGAGGGTTTAGGAAATGCACTAAGGCTATGGCTCTCATCAAATACAACAAGGTCATAATCTGAACCGTACTTATGCAGTTGTTCGTAGTTTATAACCTCAATGCTATTTGAGTAGTTAGCTGCATTGTAATCGTTTTCAATACTGCTAATAGCTTTCTTTTTAGTTACAAACAAAGTCCTCTCAAAATTAGTAGCAATGTTTAAGGCTATGTGAGTTTTGCCTGTCCTAACTTCGTAATTTAGTATTAAAATACCTTTTTTTGAAAGTATCTCAATACCCTTACTAACCGCATCTAATTGGTAGTGTCTAAGAGTAAATTGTGGTTGCATAGTTCTTCTATTACCTTATCGTTAAGTTTTACCCACCTGATAAACTTGCCATCATTTTCGTAAAGCCCAATCATAGATATTCTAATATGATGACCGAATTGGTCTGGTACTAATACTGCTTTTTTGATTTTGATATACATAGTTAAAAGTTTTCTTCATTATCTAATCCATCTTTATTTATCTGAAACCAACGCCCATCTACGCTATTGCCATCGGTATAGTTGGCATTAATAAATGTAGCATAAAGTTCAAGCCACTTCTTGAATTTCTTTTGACTTAAAAACTTCTTGTAATCTGGAAATTCATTTACAAAATCTTCAAAAATTTTGCCTTTATACAATCTTTGGTTGCATTTAATATTACCCTCATTTGTCCAATCGTAGAACTCGTGTGCGGTTTCTTTAATAAACTTTCTGGTAAGTAAATTTCCAAACTCGTTGTTGACTAATCCGTGCTGAAGATAGAATTGAGTGCAATTAATCATATAACTATCAAACCTCGCCCATTCATTTGCATCCCATTCATCAAATAATAAATGATTAAAATAGTCAAGTGGAGTGTTGTTTGCATTAAAAAAACTACTCATTTCAACTTCAAATTTCCTTCGCTCAAATGACCCACCTACGCCTCCAACGGTGTAATTGGTTGTAATTAATATTTTTGGACTCTTCTGGATGGGTAATTTTATGGCATCCTGACCTTTGTACTCCAGAGTTATACCTTCTGTGATTAAACTAAATAAACTTTCAAAGTTAAAGTTCTTTTTTACGTCATCAAAAACAAGCACTTGACAATCTGAACTTACCGTCTGGTAAGGAAAAGACTTAGTAAATTCAAATGACTTACCGTCAATCATACTTACCTTTTTCATTTTAGATATAGCGTTCCAAAATACTCCCTTACCGCTACCACCATTTGGGTTCTCGCTTATTGTTTCATCATTAAATATTACTGCTCTATTATTAGCTGATGTCTTAAATGTATGCAAAAGGTATCCAATAACTGATTTAAAAGTGTTATATCTGGCTACATTTTTACCGCTAATTAGCCAGATGAATTCTCTAAATACGCTTTTGTGATGGTCTTTCTTAATATACTCTCTGTCAATTATTTGATTCTTCCAAACATAGCCATCTAAATTAAAATAGTCAATTTTAACTACTCCTTTTGCAGTTATTTTTAAAGCACAATTTGAATAATAAATAAAGCATTCTGTTGGAGTGTCTTCTTTTAAAATAATATCAGCAGAACGTAGGAAACTTAAGTAATTAGGGCTAAAAAATTGAGGATTACCTGCAATATAATCATAAGGCTTGACCCCAATATTGTCATTTGTAAGCAAGTAATCTAATACAAAATCTTTTATTCTCTTTTCGTTAGTTTCTTCTATAAAATTCTGCTCTTTTTTAATAAAAGTATAGGTACTCCCCTTTGATGGATAATACTTCATAAAGTTATTCTGCTCAAGCCACTTCTTGAATTTGAGAGGACTTAAACTAATTTTACCTGTCTTGCCGATATTCCAAAACTCATCTGCTTCCATTGATTCCTTGACACGCTCAATAGTATCTAAATCGTGTTGTATAGAATCAGCCTCTAATGTAGCCTTAATATTTTCAGCAGTTTTGCCAGATAGTAACTGCTTCTGAATGTTTTTCCTTGTGTTATTATCTTCAAAAAATTTAGTATTAAATGTGTTTTTACCTCTTTTGTAGGCACTATTAATTACATCTTGAATCTCACGCTCATTGAATCCTTTTTCTGCATATTTATGCAAAATACTAAGCGCAGTATGTTGGCTAATTCCAAAGTCATTGTATGCGCTTGCTAATTTAAATAGGTTATTATTCCTATTTCCGCTGCCCATTGAATATCTGTTATTAAACCAAACTGCAAGTTTTTCAATTATCTGGCTTTCTGATTTAAGAGGAACTACAACCTCATTATAATTCTTACCAATATTGAATATCTCTTCTTCTTCAATATTATCAAACTCTATTGCATCTGGGTTATAGTATAAATCTGGGTCATAACTTTCGTAACATAGCCTACTTATATCACTCGTAGCCTCATCAAAATATATTGAGTTAATTTCAGTTCTAAAGGCATTAAAGTAACCTTTGAAGTTATCTTTATCTTTAGGTATTCTTATAATTGCTTTTAGTCCTAAACCAGATGGGCTTACAAATACAGAAAAGACATAAGGCTTAGATATTAGTTCGGCTTTAGTTTCTTGTAATACCTCATCATTTGGAAATTTGTCAAAGTCAACCACCATAAGTCCAGATGGCTCAATCAATCCATTAATTGACCTATGTTTAAAAGTCCCATTAAAACAAACTCCTGGAAGTTGTTTCTTGTACTTTTCTTCTTTTGTTGCCCTAAACTGTTCAACAAGTTCTTTTGAGTTACCTTCAATAATTCTTTGCAAGCATATCTCAACCATTCTGTTAAATGGATTCGATACATCCTTAGCATTTTTAAAAATAGATACGTAAATTGTCATAATATTGGGTTTAGTTATGGGTTAAAAAAAGCAGGAAAGTACCCATATAACTTTTATGTGTATGCCTACACAACCTGCATAGCAAAAATAAATATAAATACAATTAAAGAATAAATAGTCAATAACTTGTGAATAAATGATACACATTGAGCCAAATAATACACTTGTGATACACATTTATGACACATTGAAAGTCTGCCAACCCCAGCAAAATGGACATTCGATACAGATGATACACATTTTTGCCATTTCCAGGCTTTTTTTGAAAAAACATTTGTATAAAATATATTTATAGGGTTAAGGTGCATTTCAATGTGTCAATGTGTATTATTTCCTTATTTTATTGGGGTTTTCAGTTATTCAATGTGTATTTCAATGTGTATTTTTACTGTTTTAAACCTGTATTTTTCTCTTTAGAACGCATAATTGCCTCATAAGAGCAGTTATTTGAGCAAGTATTTTGGAACTTAGACTTCGGCTCAAATGGTTTAGCGCATACTTTGCACTTCTTTTTCTTGCGTGGCATATTAAAATAGAGTTACTTGTTTTTTAAGACTTTCTGCCGCTTTTACGTTTTTCTCTGCCACATCATAATAGCTAGTTTTTAACTCAAATCCAATCCCTTTTCTATCTAATTCAATAGCTTTATAAACCTCGCTACCTACTCCCAAGAATGGAGTTAAAACCGTATCGCCTTTATTGCTCCATAAAGTAATGGCACGTTCAATAGTAGGTAATTGTAAAGGACAAATATGCTTTTCATCTCTTTCATCCCTTGCGCTTGTGAAGTTTAAAGTATCTCCATAGTCAATATCCATCCAAACAGGGGATGCGTATTTTTGCCAAGTATCTACATTTATTTCACATTTAACAGGATGATTATGTTCTCCCCCTTTTCTAAAAACAAGTAAATAGTCTGGGATTCCAACTCTTGACATTGCAGCATCTTTTTTTACCTGCTTATGAAGTAATCCAAGCGCTTTGGTTCTTTGCATTTCAACAACAGGGTCTTTCCAAATAGTTACTCGAGAATGATAAATAAAACCTTCGGATTCAAAAACCTGCCTTATTAAACCGCTAAAATCTCTCAAGCCGATATAACCTTCTTTACCTTTTTGAATAGGTAAATCCATGCAATGGACCGCAACATTGCGACCACTCCAAAGCACTCTAAACAATTCCTTTACCAAAAATCTAAAAGCTATCTCAAACTCTTTTTGGTCTTTAGAATTGCCCATATCTTCCAACTCATCTGAATAAGTGTAAAGGCTTGCAAAAGGTGGGCTAAATACTGACATTCCTATTGAATTGTCTGGAACTTTCTTTATCATTTCAACGCAATCGCCAAGCATTATATGGCAATTTTCTGATTTGTACTCTTTAAATTCTCTCATAGATTTTGATTTTATTGTGTTGTTTAAATTCTTATTTACCGCTATGCCCATTTGTTTTTGCATTTCTTCAAATTGGGCTTGTTTTGTTTTAATTGAGTTTACTACATTCTGCATAGTATCAGTAGTAATTAAATAAATGTTTACATGGTTATTCTGCCCGAATCTGTATGAGCGTCTAATAGCTTGGTATAAGCCCTCAAAGCTAAAATCTAAAGATGCAAATATCTGGTTATGGCAGTTTTGATAGTTGAGTCCAAATTGAGCTATCTTAGCTTTGGTTATTAAAACCCTAAATTCATTATTACCAAAACCGAGTAGCATCTTTTCTTTATATTCTGGAGAATCGCTACCTTTTACTTCAACTGCATCGGGTATCATTTTACGCAAATACTCGCCCTCTTCATTTTGTTTAACCCAGATTATAAAGTTTTCTTTTGAGTTGTTAACGATTTCTAAAACATTCTCTAATCTTTCAATTTTAGTTAATCTTAACTCCTGATTAAACTCGGTAGCAGAAATAGCCACATCATTAAACAAACTTCCGTTATTTCTTTGATTAGTTATTACTTGCTTTTCGATTAAGTTTAAATCTGGCAAATCATAGCCTTTTGCATTAAACCCAATATCTGAAGGTTTTGAAAGCATAACTGCCCATTGACTAACCCACTCCCAGAAGATAGATTCACAATGCCCTTTTATTCTCCATTTGCTTGTTTCGCCTCCATCATGTACAAAGTACATAGCCAACATTTCAGACCGTGTCATAGTGTTTAAAAACTCGCTATGATTACCTAATTCCATAGGGTCGTTTGGAGATGGAGTGGCGGTACATGCTAATTTATAGCTAGTTTCTAAAAATCTATTAATAACTAATGATTTGGTAGCGCCTTCATAATTCTTTAAAATACTACTTTCATCTAAAACCACGCCACTAAAAACGCTGCAATCAATATTATCTAATTGCTCATAGTTTGAAATATAAACACCGTGCTCTAAAACATCGGATTTAAGGCGCTCAATATTAATTCCAAACCTTTGACCTTCTTTTATTGTTTGGCCTGCAACAGCAAGCGGGCAAAGTATTAAAACAGGTTGCTTAGTTCGCTCACTTACTAATCTTGCCCATTCAATTTGCATAAAAGTCTTACCTAGTCCGCAATCGGCAAATATCGCAAATCTGCCAGCCTTTAACGCTCGCTTAACTATGTACTTTTGAAAGTCAAATAAGTTAGGGTTTAGCTCTGATTCTTGAACTTCAAATCCAGATTCCTGAACGGTTTTAATTTTGCCTTGTAAAAATTCTTGGTATGTCATTGTTGTTGTATTGTGTTAAGGTATTTATCAAATCTTTGTTTAGTGCTAATTGTCCTCGCATCGTTAACTTGAAGTAAATCGGCTATTTTATTCTTAGCGTGAATTACGGTTGAATGGTCGCGGCTTCCAAACTTGCGACTTATGGCAAGTAAACTAAACCAGCCTTTGTCAGCAAGTAAGTACATCATATAGTGCCTAACTGCTATTATATCGGCTTTTCTATTCGCACTTTCTAATTGATGTCTGGTTAAACCAAACTCCATAAGAGCAATATCAAATAACTCGTTTACATAGTCGGTGTCTACGGTTTCAGTTTTCCAGATTCTAAGTTCTTCTTTGAAGTTTATCGAATACTTAGCGCTTAGCCATTCGATAAATGCTTTTTTTTGCGTTGTCATTTTTTTTATTCGTTTATTTGTTGTTTTAAGGATGCTTTACGAAGTGAGTTGCGTATAGCGAATTGTTAGCGGCTATATTCCGACAGCACAAACCATCTACCACAATCAAAGCATTTCCACTCTTCGCTTCCGTTAATTCTGACACCCATTCGCTCTGTATTATTAGATGTTTCACAATGAAAACATTTTTCACCCCTCCAAGAAGTCTTTTTAATACAGCCGCTAACAGCACCTACCAAAAAGGCGGGGTTCTGTGGTTCATTGGTGTTTTTTTCTTCTATCATAATTTTGTTGTTATTGAAAGTTTATCTTCCTAAATCCCGCCCTTCTGGTAGCTGCGAAACGTTATATGAAATAAAAATTACTTGCGTTCTTCCAACTCTTTTACTTTCTTGGTTAATCTGTTTATTTCTTCAATTAATTCGTTAACCTTTTTCATTAAATTAAGTTCTGGTGAAACCCCACCAACTTCATACGTTTTCATTTTATCTATTGCCATATCCGTAAATTTTACTACCCTAAAACCACCTTCCAAACATTTACCGAATTAAACCATTTCCCGTTAAACTCTCTGCTCTCAAGATTTATTGATGCGGTTATTGAATCGCCTTGTTTGAGGTTTTGGAGGGTTTTAATTAACTCCGATTTAGTTGCTGATAGTGCTAACTTCTTTTGGTAGTTGCCTTCGCTAAACTCGATAACAATAGTGAGTTTTTGCCAATCTTTACCCGCTTTGGTAACTCCTGATTCTAAAGGTAGAATTGCTACCACTTGTCCTTTAACATCCATTATAATATATTTTTAAGTTTGTTCATTAATTCAGTTGCTATGTCTACTTTTTCGAGAATAGCGTTTATCCTCTCTTGGTTGCGTTCAATTTCAAGAAGGTGTATTTGCCTACTCTCAATCTTAAAACGTGGGTCATAGCTTAAGAAAAAGCACTTATCACGCTCACACAAGTACATATTAGCTTGCATCTGGTCGTAATACTTAGGAAGTTGGTCTTGGAAGTTAGCCTCGTTGACAAACGCCTTGTAGTATAGATGAGTGTCCGAGTTTGGACATTTGATTTCTGCGATTGCATCGGGAAGAATAAGGTCTGGAGTTCCGCCAAGTTTCCCGTCAGAAAACAAAACCGTTCCACCTTCACTTGTGTAGATAACTTCATCACTTTGTGGGTCTAAATCTAAGACCTCGCACAATCTAAGTGCCGCACTTGGTTCGTTATCTTTTCCCCATTGCATCTCCGAGTTGAAGAATTGTGGTTTAGGTGCTTCGAATTGTGCTGCTATCTTCTCCATTATGTAGGTTATACTGCCCTCGCTAAGTAGCTTACCTGCCTCCTTAGCTTTTTTTGTTGGTTCAGCCATTAAACGGTTGACTTCGCTTGAAGTAAATAAGCCTGTTCTCCAATTTAGCCAATCTGTTTCTGTTTCGAATACGTATCTTTTTATCATTGTAGTTTTTCCTTGTTGTTACCGAATTTAGATAAATTAGTGTCTGCTTGGTATGGTTGAACATCCTTGCGGTTTAGGTTTGCACCGAAAATAGAACCAAAATGGTCGGCTGCATCTTTTACGGCTAAGGTCTTAGCTATTGGGAAAGCCATTGCTAAAGCACCATTATTGATGTTCTGGAGGTCGGCAGGGGATGTATCCTTCTTAGTCTGGAGTTGTGCAGCACCGATTCCATCTGCTTGCATCTCTTCGCCTGTTGTTGGGTTCTTTACGGTTATTCGAACCGTTACCCAAACTCCATTGAATGCCGTTCCTTGACCTGTTATCTCAAGTTTATAGGTCTTAAATATACGTTTAAGGAGTAGTTCTACCTTGTCAATCGGTAGGTAGTTGTAGCCTCTTATATAAGGATGCTCTTTTACCCACTTTGCAGGTGGAGGAGTGTTTAAGATGAGGTTTAGTTGGTCGTTTTTGTAGGCTTCCTCGACATCTAATGTCAAGTCTGCCAAAGTTAGTTGTTGTTCGCTCATAATTGATAATCTTCGTTGTTATTAAGTTGATCAGGTTCGGTCAAACCGATAGCCCCAAGTGAGTAGGTAGCGTTGATTCGTTTAAGCCTTACAATCTCTCTGTCGGTCATTTTAATTTGCTCCTCTAAGGCTGCAATTAAGGCAAGGTTGTCGAGGCGTTCTTTGATGAAGTCCTTTGAGTACGAGTTATCCGCAAATAATTCGGATAGTTCTGCGATTAGTTTGTCTGTTTGTGACATTGTTTTAGTTATTTACGGTTTAAAAATTTTTGCTAATTCTTCAAAGTGTGAACGTGGTTGCGGTTCTGGCTTAGGTTCAAAAGTCTTTTGTTCGTCTAAGAACATTTGCCAGAATCTGTTTGCTATTTCATCACAATTTGCAAGTCTTAAACGCTCGATAAAGTGAGCCACGTCATTTAGTGAGTTGGCTGATTCGTACTTAGCCAAAGCCCATTCTTCAACGATTTGTTCTAATTCTTGGTTCATAGTCTTAGTTGTTTAGTGCGATTGAGTAGCGTTTGTTAAGTTCCTTAGTAGTAGCTTGAATAAGTCGGTTACATTGCCATACTTTAGAGATGTTTTTGTCATCCATAGCAATCTGTCTAAGGCGTTGTAGCTTCTCAAATCTTGAGATTAGTTGCTCGGTTGACCTTTGCTCGGCAATATGCTCGGCAAATAGCAAGTTAAGTAATCTTCTCATTTCTTTGCCTCCTTTGCTAACTTTTCTTTGATTGCTTGATTGACAAAGTCGCTGATTGATGTGTAAGTTACTTTGTTTTTGACTCTTGCATTAGCTAAGAGTAGTTGAATTTCTGCGCCCAAATTGGTATCTACCATAAATGTTTGGGCTTTTGTCTTGTGAATTGTCATTGTTATTTGATTTAGTGGGGGATTGCTCCCCCGTTGTTCTTTTTACACATTTCCTGTTATTTGTATTGCATTTCCATTTGTGTGGTGGGAGTGTGTTTTAGTGCCTGTTTTAAAAAAGGTAAATTGTTTTTCATAAAATGAATTTACACCATTGTTATCCCAACTTCTTAATGCTCTTAGCGTAAATTTGTTATGTTCAACATTACAAACTACACCTGTTTCAATCATCCCGTTTTCTTCAAAAGTTACAGTTTGATTAATTTCTACTGTGTCAAATTTTCTTGCTGTCATTTTATTGTTAATTGTAGGACAAAAGTAATCCCATATTTGTAATAAAAAAATACTTTAATAAAATAATATGGTAAAAAGATATAAGTGTTTGATTTTCAAACCGCCTAATTTTAGAAAATTTTATTTTTTAGTAACGAACAGGGCAAAAAAAGTACCCGAAAAGAAGATTAATAGATAAATCCACCACTTAAATTCAAATGGTTTTTCTATAATGTGAGGCACTTCAATAGTTTTAGTGTAATAAATTGTATCTTGAATGCACTCGCCTTCTATTGTGATAATAGAGTCTTTTTTTTTAT